AAATTGGTAATTCAAAAACACCACGATCTACGCCACATGATCTATCACATTTTCCTATAGACCAAACATTTTTCTCGTAATTCCAAGATACATATTTATCGCAATGAGTATTGGTGCTTGATGGATAAAACCAAATGACTTCACTAAATTGCCTATTAGGTACTGCATAAATTTGACCAATTTCAGATCTATTAATGTCGTTAAATAAAAAGTCTGCAATTTCACAATTAAGTTTTTGTAAATTACCATTGTAAAGATAAAATCCCCTTTGCCCCATAAAGACACAGCCCATATCAATATTTGCAAATCCTCTAGGGGCAATTATTCCTGAAGTTCCTACTTTTTCAAAACCCCAATAAAATGGACTTCCTAAATAATTAGCAACCCAGCAATCTTCATCAGTAATGAAGAAAACTTGCTTTCTTACCCTTGTAGCTGATTGGATTGTTCCGCTTGTATTTAATGTAAAACTGCCTGCACTATTTGTAGTTGTTGGTGTCCAATCAGTAATTTGCTCTTGGCTACTCCAATTAACAGTTCTTGATTGGCAAGCCATAACAAATCGATTTTCTGAAACCACTATTGCTTTTAATCCAGTTGGAGCATTTGTAACTTGAGTAGCTACTAGTGAAGTATTTAATTCCCATCTATAAAGAATGCCACTATCTGTATGCATGAATAATAAATGTTCACCAAAATTATCATAATGATAAACTGTAGCTGGTAAAAAATTTCCAGTAGAAACCCTCTGAGTACCATATTCTCCAGTAGAGTACGTTCCGCCACCATACCCTAAATTTTCTTCAGCAGACAATCTGCCAGTTGTCATCCCAGTTGGCGTAATATCGTATTTAACCCCTGCAATCGTAAAAACATAAACTTTGTCATATTGACCAGTAGACAACCACCTAGATCCTGAATTATCTCGCCAAGCGTGAATACCTCTTGGACATCTTTGATCTGTGTTGTTATCTAGCAAAGCCCAAAAACGCCATCCAAGAACTGGTCTTATTGTATCTTCATAAAAACGAATTAAATTGCAATCAGACCAACGCCCTGCACGTTGGTTATCTGTTCCATTTTTATAGATCCCTTCAGGAATTTTTAAAGGAATTATCGCCATTAAAAATCTTTCTTTGGAAATGAAACAGCATTTGGAAAAGATGCTTGCTCTGGAATGTCTAACAAAGCATTACGATAAGTTTTTACTTTGTTTTGAACTTCGGTTGACAAACTATCCCATCGTAAAGGATTTGTAACTATAGGATCAACATCCCTGACTAAAAGTAAATCCCTTTGCTGGCGAATTGCTATTGCTTTTTGCTCATTTAATTCTTCTGCTGTCGGTGGAGTATATGCAGTTGGATTTGAAACTTTAAGACTTTCATAAAGCTTAGAAATATTAATATCAGATCCATCATCATCAGGATTGCATGAAAAAGGTATCCAGCCATAAGTTGGATGATTTATTTCGCAATCAATAATTTTTTCATTAAAATATCTTGCATTTCTATGTTCTGTAATTTCTATCATTTTAAGCTATCCTTAACCATAAAGTGTGACGATGTTGCATATAATTTCCAGATGCAGACGTTCCTAAATTTTTAATTTGCCCCATAGCTTTCCACGTACCAGAACCCATGTTAGATGAACTTACATCTATAGCTACATTACCACCGCCAGTATCGAATGAAATTGCTCCTGCTGGATAAATACTAGTTCCTTGAGCATCTGCACCATTATTATATTCAGTTGATGTATTTCCTATTGTGCCACTTGCCCAAAGGTATGTGCCAACTACATTGAAAGGACTATTGGATGAAGTTCCATTAACATAACCACTTCGAACCGCAGTACCATTTGTTGAACTAGCAAAACTAGATAAATTTGGTGGAGTATAGGTCATCACACCAGTACTAGCTGAATAGCTAAATGAACCACCACCAGACGCAGAATTTTGAGTATGAGATAGCCCATTTCTAGCATCTTGTACTGTAATTCCACCGCCACCACTAGCATCAGTTCCCCATTCTAGTGCAGTACCACCAGAGTTCATTTTTAAAATTTGATTTGCAGAACCTAGATTTGCTGGTGTATCAGATAAATGGGTAATAGATGGTGTAACAAATTCCAATGCAGTTCCACCACTATTTGCCCTGACATAACCACTAGAAGTAAAGCTTGATGGTGTATCAGATAAACCAAGAAAAGCAGTTACATGGGTAACTCCTTCTAAAGTAGTAACTCTTGTATCAAGATTTGTAAAATCTGCATCAAATTCATCAATAATCGTATTTAAGAGGTTTCCCCATTGTCCAGACGAACCTGATATAACTGGTTTCGTTGGCGTACCAGTTGAACTATTAAATGTTGCCATATTTTACTCCTTAGTATCCGTATGGTGGTGGAATGTGTATCCAACTTTCTGTATTTGGCGTGATTGGTGTCCAGTTTTCATCTGTAATTGAAACATTATTATATGTTTCATTTGTCACAGTTATTGGTTCGTATAATAATCTCACTGCTGTTTCCATTAAAGATTGGCTCATATAATTAACTGATGCAGGAGTTACTCTTTCAACAGTAGTAGCCATTGCTGTATCTATTGCTAATGAACTACCAATAAATAAAGTTCTAAATGCATCTACATTACATACAGTTGAGATATTTGCAGAAGATACTAAATTTAATATTTTTATAGCAGTTGCAGAAGTTGAAGTTTGTGCCAACATACTAGATGTAACTTGTGCAGTTTTAATCACACTTACTGATGCAGTTGTTTGGCTTGTATATGGAATATTTATTAAACTAGTTCTGAAAATGCCACTAGATGGAACTGCTAATGTTGTTTCACAAACTGCTGATATTGGGGAAGTTCTAAATCTAGTAGCCCCTACTGTCATTATGGTATTATCAAAAAGATTAGCATTATCTTGTCTAACCCTTCGACTTAAAGCACCTACAGTAGTTTGAGATCCAAAGCTGGAAGTAGCAAATTGAATACGCCCAGCAGTTGCATTAGATGTGGAACTAAAACTTAAAGATGCACTAGCTTGTTTAGTTGTTCCGCCAGTAACTTGTACTGTAGTAGACATAACATAACTTTGTTGTGCCTGCTTTATGTCACCGCCTAATGCTCCTAATGGGGCTTGTGAATATGTACTTATGCCATACATTAATTAACCTATTTTGGATGCTTATCTTTCACAGCTTTTATTTTTGCTGTCATATCTGAAGAAAAAGCACCTTGTTTATATAAATCGTCTAGTTGATCGCCAATATATGGATATTCTATCCTTCTTGCCTGATGAACTGATGCTAATGCCAATTCATCTGCACTTGGTTCAGTTCCAACAATATTGGCAAAATTAGTTGTGTTCCATTTAGCTGTTTTTTTGCTTTCATCAAAATCAATGCAATCAGTTCTAAAATTTTTAATTTCCCAATCACTTAATCCAGATATGGTTGCTGGGAATTGTATGGTTGCAGTTTCAGGGATTGTACTTTGAGCATTCCCATCTGCATCCGCCATAACATATGAAAACTTATTTTCGTCTTTAAAAGCAATTATTTTTATATCAGCCATTATTTACACCCTGCAATTTGCCACGCTTGGACGTTTCCTTTAAAAAATAAATACCAGCTACTTGAACCAGAAGTTGTAAATCCTCGTCCATTTGCAACGATACCATTGTACATTCCAACAGAACTACATTCGTAATAAACTTTGGTCTGATCTAACCCATATAAATTGAGAGTATTTATTGCACCATTTCCATCGTGGCTTGTATTTATTCCAAAACACTGAAAACCATTTGAAGTATTGCCAGTTGCTGATGCGTGTTGCAAAGATCCAACCCAGTTCCATTGTTGTGCGTATCCTTCTGTCGCAACTCCAGAACCTGATGATGAATTACTCGTAACTAAAGCAATTAGACCATAAAGATCAGAACCTGATGAAGAATAATCCCAGCAAGTTGCTCTAACATTTTTATAACTTGAAATATCTATAATGGTAGCTTGTTGATAGCCTGCACCACCAGATCCACCAATACTGTTCCCACCAGTATGTTCGTCAGCGATATGCTCCCAATCATATCCTCCTCCTCCTCCGCCACCGCTTGGAGTAGCCCATTCCAATTGAGTTCCAGAAGAAGGTACTTGTAGCACTTGTCCAGCAGTACCTATTGTTCCTGCTAATGTATATGGCGTTGATCCAGTACCGCCACCAATTTTAACTGTTCCATAATTGTTTGAATCTCTAGCAGTTTCAATGCAACTTCTACCATCGTTACGTAAAGCAACTTTTCCCCATCGTTCAAATAATGCCATTTCTGTATAGCCATCATCAACAATTTTGAGATCCATTTGGTTATTATTTTTTATAATATTAAATCCAGAACCTTCTCTAGAATTGTGAAAGATCTGCATATCATTACTTGTGCCAAGATTAATTACGTCATCAGTTGGCGAATATCCATTTGAAGTTCCACCAGTTGCATCTGGAAAACTTAGGGAATATCCTGCGGACGCTACATCTCCAGTAAAGTTACCAGTTAATCCACTACCACCCCCACCACCTGAAATATTGATTGTTTTAGTTGAACCAGTTCCAGATGCTGTAACGCCAGAACCAGTAAAATTTAAAGTTGTCGCAGACGTTGATAAACTTGATCCTTCATCTTGGACAGTAAGCGTAGATGGTGTAGCTGTTTGATTTGGATCATTTCCGATGTAACTCATATTTTTTATCCTTATGTTTGCTCTATGTAAGAAAGAAACGCATCTCCTGAATTAGATGCACTTGTTTCCACACGTATTTCATCACTTGCTTCTAAAACCACTTTTTGATTTCCGCCAATAACAACTAAACTTCCACCTACTGGAATTGTCGCATTTTTCACTAAATGAACTTCTAGGGAATTAGAACTATCATAAGCAAAAACAGATGCTGTAATATCTGCATTTGTTACATTAGCTACAGTTAAACCTAATATCGTAGTTACAGTTGAAGATGGTGTAGTGTACATACTTTGTTTGCTATAAATATTAGTTAGACCTTTATTTTTAAAAGTATTTGCCATTTTTTACCCCAATTGAAATGCTAAAGCTGTTGCGTCCGAAACTGAAACTCCACTACCGCCACCAGATGCGTTTTGCCAACTTGGGGCTGAAACTCCACCATTAGATGTTAAAACTTGTCCTGCTGAACCATAATTAGCACCACCAATTCCGATTTGACCTGCTGACCCTATGCGTAATCTTTCTGTAGAACCACCTGCACGAAACCTCATAGAT